CCCCCCCCCCCCCCCCCGTCCCCGCCGTACCCGCCATAACATCCATAACCACCGTATGCACCGTAACAGCCTCCAGTTTGGATAGTTCCCAGCAGTTGGTAGCTGTCGCTGGTGAGCTCGCCAAAAGAAATGTTGCCATTGGTAAAGTGCGCTGTGCCGCTGATGCTCAGTCCATCCACACCATACGATATGATACCTGCTCTATAAAAGATAAATTGCCAATCTCTATAGCCTTGTCCTGCACCGTTGCCGGCCATTTCAAAGTCCATGCGCAGAGTTGATCCTGAATTGAAAAAATGTCTAGCTTCATCGTATGTGGCATAAGCAGTATCAAATGTCAACACAAGTTGGTTGCGCCAGCTTGAAGTTCTTTCTGCTGTGCCAATCTGCTGTATTGAAGCACGTGAAGGACTCAGTGCATTTGGCACTGTGAGAACGTTGTTTGCATAATCATTGATTGCGTTATAATAAGCAGCCAGGATTTTTTGATTGGCAGGCAACTGCCTATCTAGCTCAACATTTGCCAGTCCGGTATTTTCAACAGCAATGTTCAGGCGATCGATCAGTTGATTGAAAGATCCTGCGGTGATTTTGTCACCTACATCTTTATTGGTTGTGTTTCCGCCGCCCCAGCCATATCTTAGATTATTTTGTACAGCTGGGCTCGTGCTGGGACCTTGATTGCGAAAAAGGTCCGCGTAAACCTTGTCTACTTTTAGCCTAGCGTCATCGTGTAACTGAGCTAGGATTTTGTCGCCTTTTAGCGCCATAGTTACCTAACTCCAATAGTTGCTTCAACCGTACCTTCTCCAGATGATTCTTTGTTTCCTAATGCTCTACCAAATACAGCATACGGATCATCACCTTTTTTCATTGAACGTGCAATACCTGCAAGTTCGCTAGATACCAGCTTGTCACCTTTTTTAACTTCACCAATCACACGCACAGGTACACGACCTTTTAGTGCAACAGGTACTCTGGTTTCGTCATGACCAATCCTGCTACCAATCAACAGTGCTGGGTTAGTAGACACAACACCAAACACATCAGCATCAGCGTCTGTGCTCACTACCGTTACTTCTGACTCTCCACCAATCTTGATCAGTGTGCCTGCCATGTAATTTTTATCACTGCGATACATTTCTGCCAAGTCAGCAAACTCTGCTTCAACAGCAATACCGCGGAATTTGAAGCCTGTGCGATTTGTTAGTTGTAGGCCTTTTCCAATTTGTGGAAATTCTGTGGTCAACAAGCCAACACCGTCTTCTAACTTTTCATCTGGGTGGGGAGTATATGGACCTTCACCTGAAAAGATTGCCATCAATTCGCTGCTCATGATCACCTTGATGGCATCATGCAGTATGGAGTCTATATCCTTGATACGTACAAATTTAATTGTTGTGGCGCCGCTTGGGAATCCCACTGGCTGATGTCTCTGACCGTCCCAGATCCACAGTTGCTTGATATCAGTTTGATACCAAAAATCACCCACCCTGCGTGTATTTCCAGTTGGCTGTGTGAGTTGTGCAACCAGTTGGGCCAGTTCTTTCCAGTTACCTTGAGAATCGTAAACAGAAATTCTGTTGGTTGATGGATTAAACCATAGCTGTCCTGCAATTGGATTTCCGGGTGCTGATGCAGAGCTAAAATTTTCCAGCATGTGCACCAAGTCTTCAGCAACAATTTCGCCGTATCCAGCAAAATTCTTACCTAGTAGCTTGATAGACGTACTAGTGTCTAGATCCCCGTCAGGAATAGTTACTAGTAGAGTGCCATCGCTTTTGTTTATGTCGTAAGCCATATGTTATTTCCTCGTTCTCTTATTTAATCAACCTGCACGTATACGCAAGGTGTATATAACTTGCAACAAGCGGTTAGCACTCTTTTGTACAGGGTGAAAAATCACATGAGTAAGTAAAAGCCCTGATCCTAGTGTACCTGTTGTGCTTTTTATTTTTAGTCCTAGTTCGTCAAAAACAAAAGAACCTTCCATATTTGTAGCAGTATCTTGCACATCTTGTGATGTACCGGCTAGATTAAATGTGGTGTCTTCTGCGATTGGTTCGTCGTAGTCTATTGTGCAGGTTACCACCAAGTCAGTGTAATTCAGCCCATTTATGTGAGTTACGCCGGTTTTGTTTAGATTAGGATCAGTGTTGTTGATCAAATCATCTTCATCAACTACTTTGAAAAATGTAGCATTATAGAGCTGTTCTGCTTGCCCGTTTACGTTGGGTGGGCGATAGCTCACTGCACCAGTGCTGTCAATCACCGTTCCGCCGTTACCAAAGTGCATTTCACTCACGTAAAAACCCTGCGTAAAATTGCCAGCCAACAGGTTAGCAATAGCAATAGAAATGTTTTCAAAGTTAACGGCATTGCGCTTGTTGACAAAGATCTCACCAGATTCTGGATCCCAGATCTTGATATGACCTTCAATAAGTGCATCTAATGTGTCTTTTATCATGCTAAATCCTCTATCTCATATTTATGTGTTGATTACCGTTGTACTTAATCATTTTTATGCTGGAACAAAATAGCCGCGACCTGCTTTCAAAAACAGGGCTTCTCTTGTGGTGCTATTCAACAAAGTCAGGGTTTCTTCGTTCCACTGTGGATACAGCACATCATGCCAGTTTTTTAGCTCACTTGGAGTTGGCACTTGATTTTGCTGGCCGCCGTCATATGCTCTACGTCCAGCAGTCTGTGCCAGCACAGGTGTGCCAAGAGTGCCGCGTACCAGACGCTTGATGGTGTTTCCATCAATTTCCCAGAATTCAATGCGTTCTCTGGCCATCCATACAACTCCTGGCTTGCCATTGACTGGATCCGGGCGTGTTAGCACAGAAGCATCTGCCAGCTGTATTTCGGTGGCAGTTTCGTCCGCTGATACTGCCACAGTTGTTTCGGCTGCACTGTTGTATCTGTAAACTGTGGTTCCGCCCAAGATATCCATATGGTATCTCCAGGCCACTGTGTTGCTGTTTACGATCCTGCCACTGGCATTGTTGATCACACGTATTTCTATGCTTTCGCCTGGGCTCAGTGCTACCATTTCTTCTGGCCAACGATCCCATTCGGGTTGATAGAAAGCATTGCCATCCACGATTGCCTGTAGTGCTTCTGGTTGTACACCAAAGCTATGTCCAGCAATAATTGTGTCTATCAAAGCTTCGTATCCTGGCTGCTCCATGTCCCACAAAAACTGCTTCATGCGACTCACACGTTCACCGGTAGCAGGCAACAGCCCTTCTGCTGTGAAATCAAACTCCCAGGGATTGCGATCCCAGCCTTCTTGTAGGTGATTAAATGGGTGCCCATCAATGTAATAACCCTGCCATGTTTGATCGCCGTGGCGACCATAACGCATGACAATTTTTCCTGTGTGTGGATCCTCAAATGTTAAATTCGAAATGTCTTTGATCTGATCCACTTCTGTTTGATTCAATATCTTTGTATGATATGGTTTAACTTCATTGATGAAATCAGTTAATACACCGTCATCATTGCGCAGGTACTCTTTGCGGAAGTATGGAGTTGCGGTCAATGCATCAATACTGACACGTTCAACATCGATGTAGCTGGACTTTCTGATCCAATGGCATGTTGGATTTTGTCTCAACACTTCTTTGGCCAGTGCAAAGAACACAACATTGTAATGCACCTGATATGAATCTACAAAGACGTCTTCTCTGAGAGCTGTGATGATCTCAAAAAGTTCTACAAATGGATACTGGTCCCAGCGCAGGCTGTCCCAAGGAACAGCGTCCCAGAGATCCTGTTGCTTGGCCAAATCAAACAGTCTCTTACTCAACTGTATTGTTCCGTTCTGCTGAAACACTATGCTCCAGCCATCGCCAATTTTTTCCCAGATGTTGACAATTTCTTCATCGCCTGTTAGTACTTTTACATAGTCACCGGGTGAAGCAACATAGTTGTAGAGTTCAGTTCCAGATGCAAGAGTTGCCACAGGAACACGAGCCGGGTCAAATGTTGAATCAACAAAGTCCACATAGTCCCAGTAGAGCGAAACATCATACGAGAAATTGGGATCGTTTGTGGCAATAATTTTATTCAATCGATCATCCCATCCAATGATGGAAGTTACATTGACTTTGGCCAACTCTCTATTGGCTGCATTTACAAATATACGAATGGCCTCAATGCGATCATTCAACCAGCTTTGCTGTGTTGGCCGTATTTCATTGCCATAGCGATCATACTTGTGACGATTGTAATCCGGAACACTCTTTCCTTGTATTTCGCTTATCTTGTTGACTTCAATTTGGCGGAAATCCCAAATTCGTTGCCATGGCTGCGACACAAAAGAAACAGGACTACTGTCACCAAACGCAACGTCTGTGCCTAGGAAATCTCTAAATGCACGATAGTAGTTGTTGTTTTTTCTCACCACAGATCCACGTGCGTAGGCCACACCTTGTTGGTATTCGCTGACACTGTATATTGTTTCAGTTTGATCTGACCCAATGATGCTGTCTCTCATTCTGATGTGCAACCAATCAGACACAGTTGATGTAATGTCATTCTCTTTCATCAACAGCCATTGGTCATGTGCATCTGTGTCGTTGTCCACTTCGATTCGCAGTACTGCTCCTTTTTGTCCAAGCAGTTTACCAACACCGCTTAACAATATTGCATTTTTTTGCAATCCAGCAAACCACATGGCTCCGCTGACTTTGGGATTGCCAACAACTGATGCAATCTGTGTCACATTAAATTTGTTTGCTGTTGACGGAATGCCAGCAGTGGCGCGAGTGTATACCTGTGCCGACGAGCTTCCAGGTGACTTGGCCGACACTGACTGGATGCTTGTTTTCGAGCTGTATGTACGATCCATGCCAGCTACCCAGAAATAGTAGAATGTGCGTATCACACCGTTCTTGTCTTTTTCTTCTCGCTCGCTCCAGAAATATTTGGGTTCTCCGTTGACCATTTTATTATAAGGAGTACCGGTCACTGATTCAAAGTCAACCAAGAAACCTGTACGTGCTGATTCAACCCACTGCGCTGGTGGAACCACACTCTTGACCCATTCATAGATTTGCACTGTGCTACCTGGAAACTGTTTGCCCCACTGGAATGCTTTTTCTCTCACGCTGCCTTGATAGTAGTCATAGTAGCGTACTGCACTTAGATCCCACCATACTTGGCCTTGATGCTCATCAAACCATGCAAATCTTGGGCGCACACTGTATCCTTCTTGATCGTCAAGATCTGATTCAGTATAGCTGGCAGGGTCGTCGTGTTGTTTCCAGTCAATAAAAGAATCAACATAGGCTGGCAATATACCAGCGGCTGGATCATATGGATTTAATGTGGCCAATACTCGGTTGTTTTCATAGTCAACAATTTCAACCTTGGTGATCCTGCTGTGATCAACAATATCGCCCAGTGCTCGATCAAACACAAAGGGAATTTGATTAAATGTTCCTGATCCACTACCAAATGATTCCACGGTATCCAGCAATGCAATAGAGTCTGAATTTCTTTTTGTTCTTGATGAATATCCCACGGCCACCATCATCAATTCTCTAGAAGCGTAAGATTTAATTCCAATCATGTGAAATTCATCAAGCAGGAAATCACCGTTGTCATCTTCAACTGGGTTTTGTAATGCTATTAGCCCAATACCGTTGTAGTCTATCAACACGTTGTTGTTGGCATATATCTTGCCTCGGAAGAACCAAGTCTGTTGTGCAAACAAATACTGGTAGTCAACATACGACCAAATGGTTTTTGCTATCTTGGCCAGATCCGTCGTAGTGCCAGACCCAAATGTGGTTGATTCAACTGCGGCAACAAATGCTACGCAATCCTCAACAAAAATAGTGTTGATAGCAGCGGCAGCGGCAGTGACTGACGTGTACATTTTTTCAGCCAGTACCCATGCACAATCATTGAACTGTCTAAAAATAATTCCATTCAATGCATCCTGCACTGTGATTGACGCCACTGTGTTGGGTAACACATTAGGCCCTGGTGCTTCTAGTGCCGCTAAACTAACAGCACAGGAATCAGTCAATTCCAATGTACCAGCATCCAATTGTTTGAATGCAGCCAGCAACACTCCTATTGCAAACAGCCACGGCATGTTTTCTTCGTTGTTGGCTTCCCATTGATGCAAGAAATTGTCATCTTGCAGATCATAAAATGCCAATCCGCGATTGTCATAAAATCCATTGTTCCTGAACAATGAATAGTTGCCTCTATAGGAATATACCAGCGGTTGATTGATACGATCGTCAACATAGGCCATCATGCCATTGTTCCACTCATACGATGAATCAAGTATGCTGGCATTCATTTCTTCTACGGTGTAGAAATGTGTATGTTTGACAACAAACAATTTTCCGCCTGCTGAAGTGTTGCCAGGTGGAAATTCTGGAACGACAAAATCCAATGGGTTGAATTTTAATTCAATAAAGAAAGATTCTGTATCTCTAATAGAAGATACCTTGTAGTACCCATTGAGTCCTGATCTTTCTGTGCTCAATATCAACACCCAGTCGTTGACAGAAACATTGTGTTTGACACCTGTTTCCATTTCAACCAGGGGATGATAAGGATCTTCAAATGTACCGGCACACAACTCTCTTATGGCCAGTCCCCTGTCCATGGTTTGCAACACAGTCCAATCTCTTACATCATTGGACTCAGGAGTTTTGTTTGCCAGCCAAATGCTAGGAAGACGCAGTTCTTCGATGGCAGTCCATGCATCGGGATCAAACAGACTCTGTGCCAATTGTGAATAATTTGCTTTGTACAGCTGGCCTTTGTATCTAACAAGATCGCCTTCATCGTACGGCAACTTTGTTGACCATGTGTTGACTGCTGACATTTCGCCTAGTATGTCATCTGATATGTCAATGTCATACAACTGATCAATGTCCATGAACTTGTAGTCTGTTTCAATGCGATCAGCAATACCTGCCTGTGGCAAATCAGTTACTTGTACTGACTTGGTTCTCAGTGGTAATTCAAAATTTCCAGGATATTTTACCCAGCGTCGATCTTTTGGACCCAGCAGGTCGATAATGTTGTCGGCGGCTCTGTCTGTGGTTCCTTCATAGTAGGTGTTTTCAACAAAGGGAGGAATCACTCGCAGGGTCACTTGATCCAGCAGTGTTTCTCTGGTTTCTGACGGTATTTTTATTTCCCAAACAGACTTGGATCCAACATTGCCAATGTCCTCACCCATGCGGAACATCCAGTTTTCTCTAACTGTGATGCCTGGCGCCACTGCAAGATCTGAGCTTGTTTGATCTCCCAGTACTCCTTTGGTAAACTTCTCAATGATGTTGGGTGTGCCTTTTCTACGCAAACTGCCTGCTTGGAATTGATCCGCAGTGTCTTTGCTAAAGCCAGCTGCCAACAATGTATCATCTGGCCTTGATATGCCCAACTGATTTTTCTTAAGATTACGTATCCAGGGATTTGAACTGCGGTTTTCAATGGTGATATAGTCATCGCCAATTTCTCTAGATATGGTATCTAGGTTTTGTTCAACAGTTGATTCGCGCACCAGATAACCAAATCCCAATGGACGGCCATCCCAGTTACTTGTGCGCTTGCCTTGTGCACGTAGGCGTCGTATAGAGAGACCAAACAAGTAATCATTGATCTGATCATTGAATATTGTCACGTCCTTGAACACAACTGTATGTGTATATTCTTCAAGGCCACAACGTACAAAGTATATGCCAATGCCAGGACGACTCTTGATGGTTGTTTGTTCTTGTTCTCTGACTACTTCGGTATCCTTGAAGTCAATACGGCGACCGTTGTCGTCCAACAAATATGTTCTACTTAAAAACGTCGTATCTAGTCGGCCAAAGAATCGTGTGTCATGCGACAGCACAAGATTTTGCGCGGCCGGACTCAATGAAATCTGGGTGTTTTCCTGCCAGCGTGTCTGACTCCAGGTAACAAACTCACGTGCACTGTAACTCCAATCCAAGATGTCGTCCTGCGTAGGAGCAGTGTCTTCAAACTTCCAACCTTGAGATTCCAGATATCGACCGTAGCCCAACAAGAAGTTGATGACTTCTTGTCGTGTCATTAAAACAGTGCCATAATCAAGATATGATATCGTGGTTTCAAACGTGGTGTACTTTTTGTAGGTAATGGATCCTACTTCAACTGGTATGCTTGGGCCGGCGATTTTTACTGAGTAGTAAGGGAAAAATGTCGATATGTTATCAAACCCTTGTATTTTGTACCCGCCGGTGTTGTCAACAATTACCTTGACGCCGCTGTAAGTTAGAACAAGACTTGGACTTGTTGTTTTCAAACTTATAGCATAGTCTTCTTGTGGAATTCGATTGCCTTTTTCTTGTTCAATCAAGATGTCAGCCACAAAATCCAAGCTGTTGGCTTCTAGGAAACCGTTGGCAGTCCATTGCAATCTAGTTTTGATGTTGCGTGTTTCGTTGATAACATCTGCTAATTTTTGTGGGCTCAAGCTGGCTGCTAGTTCATTGATCAACATGCCATACCCGGGTACAATATCTGCTCCGGTTTCTCTGTGTTGATTTGCCGTGGCCCAAGGAACTATTTTTAGTTTTGTTCTATCAACATTGATAGCATTGTCCAATGAGCTGACAACCAATTTAGGGCCTTCCCAGACTGATTCTAAATACTCAGGGCCACCGGCCAGCAATAGCCAGTTTGCACAAGAGAACACAAACTCACTGCTTCTGCGCCATGCCAGCTCTTGTGCACCAATATTGCCAAATGTCCAGTCATTGATTGTATCTTCGCTGGCGTTTACAACAGTGGCATCGTACCAGCCTGCTGACAGTGGATTACGAAGATTACCGCTTTCATCCACAGGCAAGAATGGTGCATCAGGCCCTGACAGATATTCAACGTCATGCTTGATAAAGCTATTGGTATCCACAGCCGGAAATGGCTCGTTGCTTCTGTTGCCAATGGTGAGTGCTCGTATCAAATTGTCACGTTTTACAAGGTCAGTCCAGCTGTACATAGAATCCCAGTTGGAAGGCTTGCGAGCAAAGCCAAGCATTTCCCATGGATGTGTGTCTGGGCGATCAGTACCGTATACATGTCTGTAGATGTCTCTCCAGCTGCCGTAGGTGTTGCCATCAACAGCTTCAAATGCAGAATAGTTGTATGTCAAAGGACGATTGATAACATGGCTCAAATTGGGTGTTTCAACAATGTTGTTTTCGTTGGCCCATGTTAGCCAGGCATCCTCAAGATACGAGGTCAGCTCTGTTCTGTTATACCAAGTCTGGCGCATCTTTCTTGGCCAGTGTTTTGTGAACAGCAGTTCAGCTCGCTCGCCGCGCTCCTTGCCAATGCTACTGGCAACACGACGTTCAAACTCCAGCAACATGTCATCGCGGAAGTCTCCCCAGGCTGGTGTCAAACTGCCATCGTGCCCTTGGATGAATAATACGTCTGAGCCCTGGTATGTTGTGTCTGTATAGTACTCGGGATGATACCATGGCGTGATGCCTAGTTTGGCCGGTGTAGGTGGAACATAACTCACACGTGTTTTCTTGAATACACAGATCTTGAACTGGCAGGGTGTGTCAAACTCAGCAGAGATGTGCACAGTCTTGGCAGTCTGATCAATGTCGTAGTCTTTGGTGTAGGTCAATATGCGCCATGCCGTGTCGTTGTAGTTTTTGTAGTACACATACACGTGATCTGTGGAAATTTCGCCCAGTTCTGCTGTGCCTGGAATTTCACATTCATAATCCACAAAAGAAGCTGCCAGGCCGCCATTCAATATGATAATTGGTGGAGTAGGATCTGCATCTTCACCATCAATGATTTCAGTAACAGTTGGATCAGCATCGTCGCCGTCAGTTTCTAACTGCGCAGTTGAATCCGCAAAGGTGTAGATTTTTTCTGCGTCTGGTGTGCCCCACATGACCATATGGCTGTGTGCATATCTAAACGATTCGTTGCGACCAACAAATATATCTGACAGTGCTTTATCAACCGCAGCCTGCACGTTTGAAATGTCTTGATCCAAATACAGTCTTTCAATTTTCTGCAGGAATTTCAATTTGAAGTTGCTGTAGGCTTTACGTGCATCTTCCATGAGAGGGAACACTGAGCCAGTTTCAGCTGAGCGCATGGTCCAGAAGTACCTGTTGGCAGGAGAATCATGTAAAAGAATGTTGTTGCCTGGTGATCCTGCAGGCATAGTGAACGCCCAGTCATTGTCACCAAATGAACTATTATATCCTTCAACTTGATCAAATCTAGGATGTTGTGTACCTTGATGATATGTGTCATCAAGAAAACGCGGCATGATATTCTTGGCTATCGCAGAACGAAAGTGATCAAAGAATTGTCCGTATGCTCCGCGTGAAACAATTTCGTTGTAGGGATTATTGCTTAGATTTGAAATATCTGCATTTCTGTTGACAGAAGTTATCATGCTTCCATTGACCACGATATCAACTGTATCTTTGGCTTTTAGTCCCAACACTCGTAGTCCCAACACAGGTGTGGTATATGCATCAGGGCCGCCTGCGTAGATGATTCTCCATTCGCTGGTATCTTTGAGTTGACCATTGACCAAAACAGAAGGACGGCGTATGTCATCGCGTCGGCGGCCAATGACCTTGGCCACAGTCCAATTTTGTTCGCCTATTTTCCATTTAATGATGTAATCGCCTGGACGGCAGTCAGTTGGCAAATATGTTGTTTTAACATCAAACAAACTGGCAGGAATATCAACTTCAACGTCAAATGTGTCAATGAATACTATGCCTCTTTGGTTTGCAATTTGCAATCTACGGCCAGTATAGTTGTAGATCTTGCCGTCCTTGATCTTGGAAAAAATCAGCGTATCGTACCATTCCCTTGCTGGCATGGCAGAAGAAACTTCTTCGATCAAAAAGTCCTTGTGTTCATCCAGGCCCTGTATAGCAGGCATTGATATATTCCAGGTATAGGAAGGATCATGCACCCACTGCGAACCTACCAGAGAAAAATCACCATCTTGTTCTGCATTAAACGAATATTCTTTTTTGACTGAGAAACATTCGCTGATTGGTTTCCAGCCCGAACTGTATGTCCAAATTGGATCCATGATGGCATTGTCAATGTTCCATTCTCTAAAATAATTGAAAGATGTGATATCTTTCAATTGGCTGACTGTGATGCCATCTGATCGTTGATATGTTGTAGCAATATAATTGGTGAAAGAAATTGCACCAATATTGTTGCTTAGGCTATTTTTATAACTGCTGTCATATGCGATTGAAAGATTCAGTTCTCTGTCATAGGTTGGTCCAGTGCTATAACCAAAAATTTGACTACCACTAAATGCGGCAACATCGTAATTTTCAATTGGTATACCTTCGCCATCAAACAATCTAAACAGTGGCGCCTGACCTCTTGTTGAAAGTTGTTGTGCTTTGATCCAGTCTGAGCCATTGTACCAGTAGGTCTGTCCCAGGTGAGGTCCATCTAATATCAGCACTGATTGACCTGATGTTGGATTAGAATCTGATGCTGGCACAAACAAAACACCAACGTCAACGCCTGTTGCAACAAATGTCTTGTTTTTAATTGCCGGGTCACCACCAACAAATATTATTCTTGCACCTTCGGGCAATGAAACACCATCAATGACAGGATTCACAATCCCGTTGATATCATTCAGCGAGCTCACACTGTCTGTCAACAAAGTAACATGAGTCTTACCAAGATTTCCGTGATTCCACAGATCTATGTTTGGATAAAATTCAACAATGGGTCTTGCGGCTCGATCTTCGATTTTTAATATGTCACCATCAGCAATGTCCAGGAACCGAGCAGTTTCAAGTGCAGTTTGTTCGTGCGTCCATCGATTTGTACGACTCCATACATTGTAGTTAGAACTGCCTGATGCAATAGTCACATACTGCTTGCCGCCCGGCGTCAGCACGTCGGTGTCCCAACGATTACGATCCCAATTCTTGTTGTCCCATGGCAATGGTGCCAAGACAGAAATCAAACTCAACGGATTTGCATACAAGTCAAAAGGCAAAAATTTGATAGAGGATCCAACACCTGATACAATATAGTATTTTGGATCCACGCTGTCAGATGGAATGGTCAGGTAAGATTCTGATTCTTCCCATACGCCAAGTTCGCGTTGTATGAAATACACCTTCATGCCATTGCGCAATGTTAATCTGCGACCATTGGCCTGAGTGTTTGTGACATAATATGCTTGGCCAATAATGTTTGTGCCAATGTTTACTGTTGCTGGTTCACCGGTTTCATCCAGTCCGGCTTCTAAAGCAATGGTCGGAAGATCAAAAGGAAGCCAGTAGTAATTCTGGTAGTTTATAAATTTGTCAGGATCAATGTGCGGATCAAATCCATAGGATTTTCCTGTGAGTTGTTTTGCATCTTTTAGTGGAATATTTTCGCGCACAGTTAACTCTTCTCGCATGTCAACTATGTCGCCAACTAAGGAATCTGCGCTGACGCCCATGCAATAACGATTATCGTTGGACAGATAAATGTCTTGCTTACGACGCAGTTTTCCATTGGCACTGCCAATATAACCATCAAATGATTCCAGTGTGCCTTTGCTGGTCAACTCTCCCAATAACGCATCAATGTACTTGTTGTTGCGTGTGGTCCGGTGTACACCTGGCAGTAGGCTAGACGTAGGTACAAATGCCGCTGGCTTGTTGCCAGGATAAGTTTGATAAGACGTTGTTGTCTTTTTGTTTTTGCTAGCCATCTTAATTATTGACCCTGATGTTTGTTTCTGTGATTGATGAAATAATTTCTATGTTCTCTGCTGTGGCCACATGATAGAAAATTTCATCTTCGTTAGGTACTATCTGGAATAGGTTACCAAATCTTGCGGCTTCAACTGTTGGCACAATCACCACACTGGCAACATTGCCACTCAACTGTTTATGTATGAACGCTGCCAATTCAGTATAGTAAAAAGTTTCGCCAAATTCCCAGTTACTGGGATTGAAATACTCATCCATGGCCTTGAGTATACGACTCTTGATTTCGTTGTCGCTGATCCTGGCTCC